TGCTGTCGTACCACCTCTTACATTCGTATAATATCCAAGAACACGAACTCTAACTCTACCCAATTCCATTGGGTCTTCGTTATCCTCTACTTCACCAACCCACCAGTAAAATCCGTCTTTACCAACGAAATTTACTGTAGGTTCATTAATAATACCATCAATTGTAGGCATTGTATGCTTTTATCCTTACGATTTATTTATTAAGGTATCCGTTCTCTTTCAACCATTGCCGAGTCAACGGAGTTGGTTCATAGTCAGTCCACATAGTACCACGAGCACAAGACTCTAGTGCTTCTTGCGTCATACCTGCTGTTTTACCTGCCCAAGTTGCTTCCTTTTCCCAAGGAATAGCATGGGGCATAAGAGCATATGCTCTCCGTGCCATCTCTGCCCACATCTCAGGCACATCTTCTTCATTCTTGATAATAGCAATCATATTGTTCTTGATAGAACCTGCCATACAATCTTGTGCAGCGTGCCATCCTTCGTGACGAACAACACTCATGAGTACATGAGGACGATGTACATATGTCTTATTGAGATAAAAATGATTACTTACAGTATGATACACACCACGATGACCGACTGGAAAATACTTTTCATCGGCAAGATGAACATCTACACCAATCTTCCTAAAGGCAACCATGATTCGATCAAACTCATCAGCAACTGCGCCCCAATCAGAATCAGGGAATGCTGCACGAAGATCATCAGAAGAGGTAATCTTTTCTACATCTTTAGTGCATTCTTTGAGTAGCATACATCCCATAGCATCCATGGTGTAGTATCCCTTAGTTGGTTCTGCATTTACTGCAACACCATGTGCCAAACCAAACATCAATCCAGAGAGGATCGCATTACGCAGTTTCATTAGAGTCTCCTTCGAGATAATCAAAAATCATATTATGTAGTTCCCAATAACGTAGATACCAATCAGGTATCAAACCATAATGAGGAAGTGTGTAATAGTCAGAATAGTTGTCATATAAGAGATCAATGATCTCTTCTTTAGTTGGTTTTGCCATAATATAAGTGACAAATGGGCGAAGAGGGGATCGAACCCCCGACCGACTCGGTGTAAACGAGTAGCTCTACCGCTGAGCTATTCGCCCTTCTTAGTGAAGCGATACAATTCTGTACTACCCCACATAAGTTCACCTGTTTCCAGGTTTCGACCCTGGTCACAAGTATGTAGTTTGTTTTTGTAGACATGAATCTCAGAGATTACTTTATCTCCTCGATAACCTCTACATTTGTCTCCAGCAAGTTGACCATGCCAACCATTGCCATCGAACTTAAATATCATATCACAATCTTCGTGTCTTGTCCAGTCTAAATGATAGTTTTCTACTATCACTTCTGTATCAGACACTTCAACGATCTTGTGATTCTTCTGACGATAGGGTGAGTTAGGTCCCTCACAACGTTTGAAGTTCATTGACTGAAACCCATCATCGTGACGTTTCCAGATAATCTCCACAGAGACCCAATTTGTTGGATCTGATTGTGCTTGTGCTCGATTTGTCCAATGACCTAAAATATAATCTTCAAACTTCATATTATTTTCTGAACCCCTCACATGGTTATTCTAAAGTCAAATTAATATCCTGTCAAGTCAATCGTCGTAGATTAAACACTCGGGTTCAGATGGGTTCTGATCACAAAATAGTTCTAAGTATGATGGATCATGATGATCGCCTGCTTCAATTTCTGCTTTATGATGCTCTACATATTCTTCTAGTTCATGTAGTTCGCCTTCGATATGACGACGCATCTGAGGGGAAACGGTTGGGTCTTGAAGGATATTCTTGTCCTTCTCGATATGTTGTTCGATACTTTCCATAGTACCTCCTAATACAATAATATTTATGGAAATTAAGTAGAAGCTCTCTGTATCGAATCTTTCAACAGTAGTGCTTCTGTCACCATCCTAGTGCCGACAATTTTGTGCGTCAACCCACTGATTACGTATCTGCCACTATACTTTCTGTCAACTTGTGTTGTTGTATTTGCCTTAAATGTAGCTGGAATAACTACATTCATTCCAGATCCAGCATATAAATCTAAATTACCAGGAACTTGAACTTGCAATTTAATATTTTTAAATGATTCGATTCGCATCCATTGGTATGCCTGAAGTTCTACTAATTCCTCATAATTTTTTTGTGGATTATTTTTAAACTTCGGATCAAAAATTTGATTTGGTAATATAGTGTATCTCACCCTTCTAGGATATCGTGTCGCATTTTGAATTTGTTCATCCATGACAGTCAAAGGATTGACAGTCTTCTTCTCGTTGAGGTGAGACATTTTTTTCCATAGATCACTAACATTGTAACGATATGCATCAACAGACATGTCGGTGCTCAAACCCATTTTTGATTGTGTTACTGTTACAGGATCAAAACCAATACTAAATCCTGCCCAACTACCATTACGAAGACCCGACAGAAAGTCTCTTTCATCTGGGAAAATTAAAGTTTCAATCTTAAATTGATCTGCTGCATCATTACCAGATTTTTTTGCAGAGTACACATAGGTGTACAATCTAGTATCACCTGTGGTAAAATTAGTCTTTGATTCAGTTTGATTGTTTACATTATCAATAAGTTTATCAATGGATTTAAAATGGTATCCTAATGAGTTTTCATAAAAAACAAATCCATTCTGCAAAGTTCCACCTTTTTTTGCTTTGCGAACAGATCTCTGTGCAATCCAGTAGATTGTATCAAAAGGTCTCCAATTAGGTACAATGAATTGCTGTTTGTTTATAGTCTCTTCAATGAATACATTCTTATTGGTGTTTATGAATCTATTATCTGTACGCAAAAGTTGTTTTACAATTTCAGAAGACTCTGTTGATTTAAAAACAACCTCACTATTACCAAATACATTTTTGATTTCATTTTGAAAAAATTCATCAGATACACAGTTAACCATAAACGCATCTGATGTGTTGAATCTTGATCTATTCTCAATATTATATGCTCTAAAATAATACGTTTTATCAATAATACTACCCCTGATTTTGACTTTGAATTGCTCAGAACCAGTCATAGCACCCAGGAAACCCGCACTATCATTAATAATAAACTGTGCTTCTAATGTCGATGATGTAATACTTTCGTAGATCTCAATACCACTCACAAAATCGTAAATATTATCCGAACCTTCTTCATTAGTAAGTTTCTGTCCGTTACGGAAGAGATTTACAGTTACTTCAACTTCCCCTGTTTGATTTCTTTTTAATGTCATCGTAATATACCACCGAGAAGATTGAGAGAAGATTGTAATCTAGAAGCAACCGATCTGTTTCTAGCAGATCCACCACCCACAGGTTGTGGAGTTGAATTACCAGAATTACCCATTGCCAACTGTACAGCTTGTTGTGCTGCTGCAATTGCTTGACTATTTAAACCATTTTGTTCTGCAATTGCAGTTATAGCAGTTTTTATCATATCCTGACTCTTGTCTCTCACTTTCTTTTTAGCTTTATTTCTTTGCTCCGTTGCTTTCTTTAAATCTCGTTTTTCCTTTCGTTCATTGACCATTGATTTTCGATCAACACCCATAATCTCTTCAATACTTCTAGCATCAGAAGCACCTTTTGGCATAAGATTGCCTAATGTTAAAATATTATCGGATACGCTTGCTACATCATCTTCTTTCTCTTCCCTTTCTCGTCTTTCCTGATCTTGTTTGAGTGTAGACTGATTGGATTCTAAAGGAGACGGACTGGTAGAAGTGCTACCAAATTCATTGCCAGTAAGACCTCTCCAAAACTGCTGGAACCAATTACCTTTATCTTTTTTTTCTTCTGGTTCAGGTTTAGATTGAGATCCAGATTGAGATCCAGATTGAGATCCAGATCCTTGTGAGGAATCTCCACCAAGTCCAAACATATTTCCTAGACTTGTGAGCACATTATTACCATAATCCCTAGCTGATGCTGTTGGAGCAGTTGGAACGTAATTATAAGTGGGAATCGGATCTCTTCTTGCTTTTTGAACAACTGCCCTTTCCGCCTGAGTTGCCTTATCACTAGGTCCTACCCATGGAGAAATTCCACGTTCTTTCATCAATTGCAGTGCAAGGATATCTTGCGCTCTTTTATCAAACTTAGCATCTCTTGGAATATTTGATCTATTAACTAAACCTGGTAATGTGTTACCAATGAATTGATATCTACCTACAGCATGGAGTTTTCCTTGATCAACCCACTGCCTCATCGAAAGAGAACCATTGTCATATTGTAAATCAAGAACATCTTGTACTGATAAATCTGTTAATGCTTTCCCACCATGCATTGACATTTTTCTGAAATCACCAGCAAAAGATGATGAACCATCAGGGAAATAATACTTGTTTCCTCTACCTCCTTTATCTCCATATTGATTGACAGCATTATATCCATCAGCACCCGATTCATACTTAGCAAGCACTCCAAGTGCTTTTTTCTGGGTTTCAGTCATTGCAACAGAACCACCTGAAGAAAATCCAGGAACATTGAATCCTAAACTCTTTGCTTCACCAATTCTTTTTTGTGTTAAGTGAGGTTGCGTTTTTGTTCCAGGAGTATTAAAAGGAACGACGAAAGCTCCCCCATTTGCCTTTCTAGCAACATACTCAGTTCCATGTCCGA